ATGGATAAAAACACCAAGAAAAACTGCCCGCACCAGATTGTCGAAGATGATTTTTGGAGCTGCGCGCGCAATATTGCCAAGAAAAAAGCCAGGCTGTTAGTTGGAAAGTTTGGTTTCACGGAACAAGATGTGCCGGATATCAAACAGGAGCTGTTGTTGGCATTGTTAAAGCGGCTCCGGCATTACGACCCGGAAAAGGGGCGGGAAACTACTTTCATTCTGCGGGTAGTGGAAAGCAAAATCGCTGACCTGATTAATTACCGCCAAGCGGGCTGCCGCGACTGGCGGCGACATGGACCGTCCCTGAACACGCCTGCGTTGCTTTCGGATATTGGCGCAACCGACCTGGTTGAAACCTTGAAATTCGATGACAACGATATTTATTTGACAATGGATATGACCGAGTTCATGGTGAAACTACCGCCTGACCTTGCCGCGCTCTGCCGGATGTTAAAGGATTACAGCGTTGCGGAGATTCTTGACGACCGTTCTATCTCCCGCACCGCATTCTACCGCAAACTGCAAAATATCAGAAAAATCTTCAACCAAAGCTTTTCTGACGGGAAATTTCCTTAAAAAATGCTTCCACCCCTCCTTTGCCTGTGAACAGATTTCTCTGTTTCCCCGTATGTAGAGAGTAAAAGGGCATTTTCTAATCCAGCAGAAAAAGGAAATTTTATGGAAGCATTCGATTTTATCATCGCCGAACCCGCCGCCGAATATCACGCCAAACGCGACCGTTTTCTGTCAAGCCACGCGCTGGCGGATTTTAGGCGTTGTCCGGCACTGTTCCGCAAAAAGGAAACCGGCGAAATCATTGACGAGGACCGGCCTGCTTATGTCACCGGGCGTGCCGCTCACACTTTGATTCTGGAGGGACGGGCGAAGTTCGACTCCGAATACACCATCGGCGAACCGATAAACGACAAAACCGGAAAACCCTACGGTAAAAATACCCAAGCGTATCAAAGCTGGGTCGAAGCTCAGGACAAAGCGGTAATATCACCGGGAGATTTCGGCTTTATCCAACGGTTGCAGGCAGCGGTAAGTACACATATTGTTGCTGGAAACCTACTCCACGATGGTATCACCGAGGGCGTGGTACGCACAAAATACCGCAATATCCCATGCCAGATCCGCATGGACTTCTTCAATGCGGAATATGGTATTATCGACCTGAAAACCTGCGATAACCTTGACTATTTTGAAGCTGACTTTCGGCGTTTTCAGTATGTTTGCCAGGCGGCATTTTACCGTGCTGTCCTGCGGGAGGCTTCCGGCGAAAGCTATCCGTTCCATTTGATCGCGGTGGAAAAGCACGAGCCGTTCCGTAGCGGTGTATGGCGCGTTTCAGAGGAGTCGTTAGACTTGGCCGAAGCGGAAAACTCCGCCGCCATCGGGCGTTTAAAAAGGTGCCGTACCGAAAATTCCTGGCCTACCGGTTATGAAGATATCCGCACCATCTTCCCTTGATACCTAGTTTGGTGATTCTGCCGAAATAATTAATCAGCCAAGGAATGAGTATGTACGTTGGAGATATAAAAACCGCGTCGCCGTTCCGGGATTTGTTTCCAATCCGGAACCGGGTACTGGACGAAATTTACTGGGACATGCAGCGAAACGGTTATGACAAGAGCAAGCCGATTGTCGTTTGGGAGGGACATAACGTGGTCGTTGACGGGCACACCCGGCTGCGTGCCGCGATTAAGGCCGGAATCGGCCAGATTCCCGTTGTTACCATGAAATTTTCCGATGAGAACGTTGCGTTGCAATACGCGATCAGGTGCCAGAAAAACCGGCGCAACCTCACTGACGGCGAACTGGTTGCATGTGTGGTGGAGCTGGATAGGAGGATGCCATCAGGACATCGATCTGATATTGATAATAACCTTGCGCAAGATTGCGCAAGGTTAGGTAGATCATCGCAAAAAACGGCTGATCTATTGGGAGTAAGTGCTCGTAAGGTTGAACAAATCCGCACCGTTATGGACAACGCCCCGAATGATATCAAACAAATGGTCAAGACTGGCCGAATGACGGTGAATTCCGCATACAACCGGACAGTCAATAGCCAGAACGGCACAGCTAAACTTGAGCACAAGAAACTAAAGGAGTTCTGCGACATTGTGCTGAAGCGTTTTGACCGCGAACAGATGCGGATAATAATTGATATTTTTAACCGGGCTCTGGAAGTCTGGGAGACTGAAACCAAAAACTCAAACAACAGGGAGGACTAACAAATGAGTCTGCTTGAAAACATCCAATCGGGAAAACAGCCGATGCCGCCGCGAATCGAAATTTACGGTCAGGAGGGAATTGGAAAATCGAGTTGCGCGGCTTCCGCTCCGAACGCCGTTTTTATTCCGACTGAGGACGGTTTAAGCGAAATCGACTGCCGCAGTTTTCCGCTGGCTAGGAATTACAGCGATGTTGCCGGCGCGTTGACTGCGCTGTATCAAGAGGAACATGAATTCCAGACTGTTGTGATTGATTCTCTCGACTGGCTGGAACGGTTGATTTTCGATGAAGTCTGCCGCGAATATGGCGTGCGTTCCATCGAAAAAGCTGATGGCGGTTATGCCCGTGGCTATGTTCATGCTTTGATCTACTGGCGAAAAGTTTTGAGTATGCTGGAAGTGTTGCGAAACGAAAAAGGCATGGCCTGTGTTTTGATCGCGCACTGCTGTGTGGAGAAATTTGACGATCCGGAATCGGCGGCTTATGATCGTTACGCGCCGCGGTTGCACAAACACGCCAACGCGCTGATTTCCGAGTGGGTTGACGCGGTTTTGTTCGCGACTCGCCGTTTTCGGACGCAGAAAGAGGATGCCGGGTTCGGGCGCGAACGCACCATCGCCGCGCCGGTCGGAGCCGATGGCGGAGAACGGATTATTCGAACAGTCGGCGGCCCCGCCTGCGTAGCAAAGAACCGTTTCAATCTGCCTGCGGAACTGCCGTTGTCGTGGGAGGCCTTTATGGCGGCGATGGCAAACGCCGGAGCGGAAGAATGATCCGCCGGAGGTGGAATATTTACCAGCGGAAGTCGCGGCAGGTGGTCAGCGTCATTTACTATTTTCGGAAGGATGCTCTTAATGATCTCTGGCACCTGAATGATTATTGCGGCAAGCGCAAGTACGCGATGCAACTGACGCGAATCGACATGGAAAGCGGCAGGATCGTCAGCCATTATCCGGATATTGAACTAAAGCAACTGCAAAACCAAACAAAGGAGGTGGTTAAAAATGAGTAAACGATGCGGCAAGCCCTGCGAGGTTTACTCGCGAAGGCGTATGCGGCTATTTCAGGCCGGTTGCAAGCTGGAACGAAGGCAAACGAGAAGAATTTAGAGATAGAAAAGTTTTTAACGTCCCCAATCAACCCGAAGGAAAAAAGTAACTATGGCAACGCTCAATTTTAACGCAAATGAAGTTGAACCGAATGTCGGAATCGAACCTATTCCCGCTGGCAAGTATGTCGCGGTCATTACCGAATCAGAACTCAAACCTACCAAATCAGGCAATGGGCAGTTTCTGGAACTGACTTTCGGGATTACTGAAGGTGAATACAAGGGCCGCAAGGTCTGGGCAAGGCTGAATCTTTTCAACCCAAACACCACAGCGGAAAAAATAGCCAGAGGCGACCTCTCAGCCATTTGCCGGGCTGTCAATGTAATGATGCCGAAGGATTCCGCCGATTTGCACAACCTGCCGCTGGAAATCACGGTCAGATGCAAAAAACGCGCCGATTCCGATGAAATTACCAACGAAATCAAAGGCTATGTGACCAAGGACGCGTCGATCAATCCCGCTGCTCCGGCGGCACAGAAAAACACCTCAACGCCGCCATGGAAAAGATAAAAGTTACAACTTTAAACGGAGTTTTTTGTTTTGGAATTTGAACTGCCATATCCGCCTTCGGTGAATCATTACTACCGGCATGTCGGGCGGGTACTGATCAGCCGTGAAGGGCGCAAATATCACGAACGGGTAGCGGCAATTGTCCGGGCAGGAAACTGGCGGACGCTGAAGTGTCCGGTCGAACTGACCATTGAGTTGTATCCGCCGGACAGGCGAATTCGCGATGCGGACAATTGCATAAAGCCTGTTCAGGATTCGCTTCAGAAGGCGGGAGTTTTCGTCAATGACAGTCAGGTAAAAGACCTTCATGTGTATATGCGCGAACCGTTAGCCGGAGGGCTTTGCCATGTGGAAATCAGAGAAAAAAAGAGGTAAAATCATGCAATGCAGATGTAGAAAAATCATCATAACCAGAAGAGTCGTCAACAGCATAGCCGATCCGGGTATGCGCGAAATCTGCCATCTACTTATGGCCGGGCTTAGATTAAATGCCGTCCGCGCAAAATTGAAGCTTCCGCTTTTAATATTCGACATGTTTGTTTCAGAGATCAGGCGACTGCTACTTGAGGCAGGAATCGAAGCGCGAGGGTGATATTTTTTATTTTTTATAATGTTTTAACCCTTCCTCAAAGATACGGTTAAGAGTAATAATTTTTCCAGAACAATCTTTTCCTTTGAAATTTTTTTGCAGAGACTGCAATTGTTTCTCATTGAAAACAGGATTATGGAGAACAACTTCATGACATTCATAGCACATCGTTTTCGTTTCCTGAGGATTAAGTATGCCCATCATTTTCCAATAGTCTCCAAGGTTTATGAACTGTGAGCGTGACCTTTTTCCGGCTACATGTCCAAGATGAGCTAATGACTTAGCATTATGGTCATGAGTGTTTTTAGTTGTTTTTACATCTGGTGGAATATTTTTATTCGCTGCATTGTAACGGAGTTCCTGACCGCAAAGAAAGCATTTAGTTTCTAATTTTTTCATATGTTTCACCTTATTAAGCATTTTCAGGTCAATATAATCATGCAACTAAGAAATTACCAGCAACAGGCGGTAGAGGCCGTCTACAATCACTTGCGAACCTGCGAGGACAACCCATGTGTGGTGTTGCCTACCGGATGTGGTAAATCCGTTGTGTTGGCGCAGATCGCTGCCGACACCGTTCAAAAATGGTTCGGTAGAGTGCTAATCTTGGCGCATGTGAAGGAACTTCTGGAGCAGAATGCCGACAAAATACGCAGGCTCCGCCCGGAGCTTGACGTTGGAATTTATTCTGCCGGATTGAATCGCCGTGATACTGGTCACGCAGTAATCGTTGCCGGGATACAGTCGATTTATAAACGGGCGTGTGAACTTGGCGCATTCGACATTGCGGCTGTAGATGAATGTCATTTACTATCGCATGAGTCCGATTCCATGTATCAGGCATTCTTTAAGGATATGAAGGTGATTAATCCAAATTTGCGGATAATCGGTCTGACAGCAACGCCGTTCCGCCTCAAAGGCGGGCTGATCTGCAAACCGGAAAATATGCTCAATCACATTTGTTATGAAGCGGGGCTTAAAGAGATGATCGCGCAAGGATATTTGTCGCCGCTGATTACCCGCGCCGGACGGCCCGAAGCGAAACTGGATAATCTGCATTTGCGCGGCGGCGAGTTTATCGCATCCGAAATAGAAGAGGCCATGGATAATGAAGTGCTGGTTGCCGCGGCCTGCCGGGAAATAGTCGAACTTACGCGCACACGGCAAAGCGTGCTGATTTTCACCTCCGGAGTGGAACACTGCCAACACGTGGCCGGGAAAATCACCGCCTGCAGCGGTATGGAATGCGCCGTCGTCACTGGTGAAACGTTCTCAAACGAACGTGCCGAAATCCTCGCCAGGTTCAGGGGCGAAAAAGTGCCGGATGATTTTTTCTCCGACAAGCCGCCGTTGAAATATCTTGCGAACGTCAACGTGCTGACTACCGGGTTTGACGCGGCGAATACCGACTGCATCGTTCTCTTGCGCCCGACCAATTCCGCCGGGCTCCTGGTACAGATGGTCGGGCGCGGAACGCGACTTTATCCCGGCAAGGAAGATTGCTTAATTTTAGACTACGGCGGCAATATTATGCGGCACGGACCGGTGGATATGATCCAGGTCAGGGAACCGGGCATAACCGGCAATGAGGCCCCGGCTAAAAAATGCCCGGAATGCCTGGCGCTGATTCATGCCGCCTATCAAAAATGTCCCGAATGCGGTTATGAATTTCCCCTGCCGGAAAGCGTCAACATTAATTCCCATGCCAGTGCTGCAGGGATTTTATCCGGTCAATATAACGATGCGGAATTTGAGGTGAGCGAGGTTTATTATTCAACTCACCGCAAGCGCGGCGCTAATCCGGAATATCCGACAACCATGCGGGTGGATTACCAAACCGGCTTCTGCCAGGAAGCGTCGGAATGGGTCTGCCCGGAACACAGTGGTTATGCCCGGCGCAAATTCGAAAGCTGGTGGCGGGAGCGTTCCTATATGCCGCCGCCGGTGACGGCGGAAGAAGCCGTCAAACTGGCAAAAAGCGGCGCACTGGCGGAACCGGAGGCCATCACCGTGCGTGAAACCGCCGGAGAAAAGTTCAAGCGAATCATCAAATACAAACTCAAACCCAGACCGGAGTTTTTTCTGGAGCCGGGTATGGACATAAACGAAGCTCCAGAGTCAATCCTGAACTCAGATGACGAAGACGATGAAATTCCGTTTTAGGTAAGATAAATCTTGAATTTTCCACCCAAAACAAGGTGTTTATGAACCACGACCAAATAATCAAAGCCCTGCGGCTTTTCTTTCAGCCAGATGATGTCTTTGAGGTACGAGCGTTGAATGCTGGCAGGAGCGGTTACGTCAAACCGCACACCGAGTCGGGCTATTTCGACTACGATCATCTTGAATCGGTGCCGGAGGCTTTGAACGAACTTAGAGAGTATTCCGGGGTGTATGTCACGGTCAATGAAGTCAACCCCGATCTGCTGGCGCGGGCCGCCAACCGGATTCGCCCGGTTTTACGGGAGGCGACCACCGCTGACGCTAACATCCTGTCGCGCCGCTGGCTCCTGATTGACTGTGATGCGGTGCGACCGTCAGGAATTTCTGCTTCAAATGAAGAACATGAAGCGGCGCTTTACAAGGCGATAGAAATCAGTGACGGCCTAACGTCGATGGGCTTCCCGGAAGGAGTAATGATTGATTCCGGCAACGGCGCGCAACTTATGTATCGCATTGATTTGCCGGTAGAGGACGATGGGGTAATTAAGACCTGCCTCCAGGCCTTAGCTCCGGCGGGGAGCGATGAGGTCACCATCGATCAGAGCGTATTCAACCTAGGCCGCATCTGGCGGCTTCCCGGAACTTGGAACCGCAAAGGCGACAGCATGCCGGAACGGCCGCACCGTTTGGCCCAAATCATTTCCGCGCCGGAAAAACTGGAAGTGGTAGCGCCTGAAATCATCCGGAAACTTACCGGCAAATCACAAGACAAGGCCAGTTCAAAGGAAATTTCAAGTTCAGGCTTTGACCTTGAATCATGGATAGCGCGGCACTGCCCGGAGGCGGAAGGTCCAACTCCGTGGAAAGACGGGCACAAATGGATATTCCCGGTGTGCCCTTTCAATGAAGCGCACTCCAACCGTAGCGCGGTGATTATCGAACAGACTAACGGCGCCATCGCGTTCAAGTGCCACCATAACGGTTGCACGGACAACGACTGGCATGCCCTGCGGGCGCTCAGGGAGAACGTCATTCCTGTTCCCCGGCGGGAAACAGATTTATCTCATATACTTTATCCGGTATCCATAAATGAACCGGAGTTTGAGCAGGAAACCAAACCGTGGCTGGATGTTAGCAATAAAGATATCGAAAAAGTCATTGCAGGAACCGTTCTTGGAGAAATGTGCGAGGAATTTCGGCAGGTAACGATTCCGCATCTGCCGTTGGAAGCGGGAATATTGAAAGCCATCGTTCTTGCAGGTTGTTCCTTCAGCGGCAAAGCGGAACAAGTTGATATGAGCCAACCCCTGTACAAACTCGTTCGCACGGGCGCGCCGCTGGCCAGGCTGTGCATTGACACCGCCGGAGGGCAGGTGGCAAATGTCTACTCCCTGCTGATTGGTAATTCCTCATCCGGCAAAGACATCGGCAGGCTGTTGAATCATATGACCCAAATGCGCAACTGGCAGCTCCCCGGACGGTCCAGCGCGGAAGGCTTAGCGGATGCAATTATGGAAAAGAATAACGGGCTTCTGTCTATCTCTGAATTTCAGGATTGGCTGAACCCCAATCACTGGCTCAACCGCGGCCTAAGCTTTCTAACCGATTCCTTTGACGCCGGATCGTTCGAGTACGGGCTGTCTAAACGCGGCGGGACTGAGAAGCGGATTGCGACATACAGCTATCCAAATATCCTGGCTAATATTCAGCCGGATATATTTGAATCGACGGTAAAGAAAAGCGATATCACCAGCGGTTTTCTCGCCAGGTTTCTGTTTTGCAATATGCCGGTATTCTTTGGCGACCCAGCGGATTTCGACCTGTGTCAGTCCTTGGCGAAGCTGAACGACTGCGTTGAAATTTTTCTGCATAAACAAGGTCTGGTCAAGGTTCATGTAAATTACCTGAATCACCTTTCCGCAATGTTCAGGCAACACAGTCCGGATAAGCTCCATCCGCATTGGCGCCGCTTGGTTCTGAGCTATGGACCGCGCTTCGCAGTGATGCTTTCGCCAATCCGCAAGACCTCCCATAGTTCAAATGTCGTTCTTGACGACCGTTGCTGGCTTGGCGCGGAGAAACTCATCCTCTGGTTCTTTGCTCATGCCGAGCGGGCGTTGTGCGACATAGAAGACGGCAATCCCATCCGCAAGGATCGGGAACGCATTTACCGGAAGCTGTTTGATATTATCAGGAAAAATGACGATGGAAGCGGAGTGCTGACTCAGACTATTTCGCGACATGGGATATGGGGCACCAATGCCAAAGAGCGCACCGAAGGTTTAATTGAGCTTTGCGAGCGGGGAATAGTCAAATTTGAAAACGGCCATTACGCAATAGTCAGAACTCCAACAGGCTGGGATTCTGGCTTGGAGGTTTGAGGTTTTTCCTCCAACCTACAGATGAAACCTTGGAGGTTCTCCAACCACCTCCAACCAATCCTCCAACCAATTAAATTCTTGATAATAAAATAGTTAAATATAAAAGTATGAGGTTTTATGTATATGTATATATCCCTGTAAAAACAGGGGGTTTTAGGGAGGGATTACGTGTGCGCGCGACATGACCTCCAAGCTTTTGTCCAACCAAGCAATCAACGTGTCGTATTCATTCCATTTTGACAATTTCTTCTAAAAGACTGGATATGCTCCAGAATCGGAGCTTATGAATAACAAACGCAAACTCTTAACCCAAGGAGATGCCATGAGAAGTTACGCAAACGCAAAAGACGTCCTGCCGCCGGATTTGCTCGAACAGGTCAGGAAGCACTATACCGGGCCGCTCTACGTGCCGTCCGGAAGGAGTGCAAACGAAAAACGTGATCTGGTCATCGCCCTGGCGCAAAACAACACTTCCACCGCCGATATTGCCAGCATTGCCGGGCTTACCCGCCGTCGGGTCAACCAGATTCTCACCGGCAAACGCCGCCAGACCTGGGAATGGACCGGATAACGCAATAAAAAGCGCCGCCACCGCGTGAAGCGGCTGGAGGCAATAAACGTGCTGGGTTACCATCAGAATGCTTCAGAAAGCCGTTTCTGTGCGAGCACGAGGGAGTAGGCCAAGAAGCTCAAAGGTATCGGCAATGGATGTCGCGATGAAAGTTGGTTCCCCCTGCGGATCAACGACTTACATGGCCGCGGAAGGAGTCGAGCTGTTAAGCACAGTTTGTTTTGCTGTCCGCTTTTTATAATTCCACTGATTACCAAATACTTACACAGGCCGATTTGAATTTCGGTCCTGTCCGCTTTTTCTATTGAAAATCTATTTCAGCCAGCCCCGCTGCGCCCGTATGCGGGAGGCATAACAACACCAACTTTAGGAGGTTTTTCATGCAAATCGAACAAAGAAACTTCAACGAAATCAGGCCTTATGCAAACAACCCGAGAATCAATGACGATGCGGTGGACGCCGTTGTAACCAGTATTCGCGAGTATGGCTTTCGCCAGCCGATTGTGGTGGATGCCGAAGGCGTGATAATTGTCGGTCACACCCGCTGGAAGGCGGCGAAAAAACTGGGACTGGAAACCGTGCCGGTTCATGTCACTACCGATCTTTCCCCGGAAAAAATCAAGGCATATCGAATTGCCGACAATAAAACTGGCGAAATCGCGGGATGGGATTATGAATTGCTACCGCTGGAATTGTCCGAGCTCCAGTCAATGGATTTCGATTTGTCATTGCTTGGCTTCGATACGGACGAACTGGATAGACTCCTTAACGGCGATGATTTGGCTAACGCCGGGCAAACCGACCCGGATGAAGTACCTGAAACACCTGAACAACCCGTCAGTAAGCGCGGCGAAATCTATCAGCTTGGCAAGCACCGGTTGATGTGTGGAGACGCGACCAGTTCTGTGGATGTTGAGGCGCTTATGTACGGAGAACAGGCTGATTTGTTACTTGAGGATCCGCCATACAACGTTAATTACGAGGGGGCTACCGCGGATCATCTTACCATCCGGAATGACGATATGCCGGATGGTGAGTTTCGGGCGTTTCTCACCGCCGCTTTCAAGTGCGGATATGAAGTGATGAAACCGGGTGCGTCATTCTATCTTTTTCACAGCGATACGGAAGGTTATAACTTCCGCGGGGCATGCCGGGACGCAAGCCTGAAAATCCGGGAATGTCTGGTCTGGGTCAAGGATACGCTGGTGCTTGGCAGGCAACCATATCACTGGCGGCACGAACCGATTCTTTACGGCTGGAAGGACGGAGCCGCGCACAGTTGGTACTCCGATCGTAAACAGACCACGGTGCTGGAATTTGACCGGCCCAAGAAAAGCGACCTGCACCCGACCATGAAAAGTGTGGAAATGTTGATCTATCTGATTAAAAATTCTTCAAAAAGAGATAATCTCGTTGTCGACTTTTTCGGCGGTTCCGGCAGTACTCTTATTGCCGCCGAGCAGACCGACAGAAAAGCTTACCTGATGGAACTGGACGAAAAATATTGCGATGTCATCCGCAAACGCTGGGCGGAATTCGTTCACGGCGAAGAATGCGACTGGCAGGCATTAACCCCAGCTGTAAATGAACTCTCATAAACAGGAATGTACCAAACATGAATCAAAATAAGTTGACTGTTGCTTCTGCGGAAGCATTCATTTTGCGCAAAAATATCAGGGAAAACAAACTTCAAACCCCGAAATGGTTTGAGCTCCTGACCAACGCGGAACTGGCCGCGTGCTACAACGGCGCTGGCGGAGACCACCCCCAGAAAGTGGTGAGAAAAATCCTGACCCGGTTATTGGGCTTCGCCAGAGAAGCGATCCTGATCCACGATGCGGAATACCAGTACGCAAAGCGTTTCCATTCCATCGACTACTACAGCCAGGATAAATTCCACGCCGCCAATCGGCGCTTGGGAGAGAACGCCGAATATCTGGCGAAAGCAAGTAAACCGTGGTATTCGCCGTTGCGCTACTGGCGAATATTTGTTGCCCGGCATGCCAGGTACATTTGTGACGAATGGGGGTATGACGAATGGATAACGTAAATTCGAACCAGCTGAAAATTACCGCCTTGGAAATACCTGACCTGATTAAACTGCTGAAGCGTTCGGGCAGTCGCAGCGTTTCTGATGAGGCGGTGAAAAACGATATCGCGAACGGCGCACCGACCAATCCGGACGGTACCGTCAACCTGATTTTTAATACCGCATGGCTGATAAGGGAGGCATCAGACAATGGCAATTGATCCGTTCAAACTTCGACCGGTGGATATTACCCGGCTGCTCAACTCCACGCCGCTGGGACCGGTTATAAGCGACCGCCAGTTGCGGCGGCACAGGGAGCGCGCCGGGTTCCGGATTTCCGATGATGGCGGTCATACGGTCAACTTGCTCAAATACGCTGCCTGGATACGGGATTACAGCCATTACCGCCAGGCAAGCGTGCCGATGGATTACGAGGCTATGAAGGAAGCCGCCAGGCAACGCAACCTGGAAAAATCCCGCACCGGGCGTGATATCGGTGAGTTGCCGGAAGTGGTTGATCCGGAACGCAAGGCGGCATGCGAGCGCAATTTTCGTTTATTCTGTGAAAGCTATTTTCCGGAAACCTATTCGCTGGAATGGTCGCCGGATCACCTGAAGGTGATTGGCAAAATTAAACAGGCGGTTCTTGAGGGCGGCTTGTTTGCCATGGCAATGCCGCGCGGTTCGGGTAAAAGTTCAATTTCAGAAACCGCCTGCTTATGGGCGATGCTGTACGGGCACCGGGACTTTGTGGCGTTGATTTCGGCGACCGAGACCGCTGCTTTGGAGATGTTGGATTCGATAAAGACTGAGCTGGAGAGAAATGAGTTACTGCTTGAGGACTTCCCCGAGGCGGTATTTCCGATCCAGTGCCTTGACGGCATAGCGAACCGTTGTTCAGGCCAGTTGTATCAGAGGAAACGCACCATGATTAGTTGGACTGCCAACGAAATTGTCCTGCCGACAATCGCCGGTAGCCGGGCCTCGGGGGCAATCATTCGGGTCGCGGGTATTACCGGGAGAATCCGCGGGATGAAGTTTAAGCGCCCGGACAAAGCCAAGCCGGTGCGTCCCTCGCTGGTCATTATCGATGACCCACAGACCTCTGAATCCGCTAATTCATACGAACAGACTCGGAAACGTGTACGTGTGCTGGTAGGCGACGTGTTAGGGCTGGCTGGTCCCGGACAAAAAATTTCCGGAATCTTGCCATGCACGGTAATCCGTCCCGGGGACATGGCCGACCAGGTTCTCGACCGGAAATTACACCCTGACTGGAACGGAGAACGCACGAAAATGGTGTACAGCTTCCCGGAAAACGAGAAACTGTGGGATAAATATGCCGACCTCCGGGCGGACTGCCTGCGGGAAAAGGGAGATTTTTCCGACGCGACCGAGTTTTACCGCAAAAATCGCGAGGTGATGGACGCAGGGGCGGTTGTTGCCTGGGAAGCGCGTTGCAATCACGATGAATTGAGCGCGTTGCAACATGCTATAAACCTGAAACTGCAGGATGAAGCGGCATTCTGGGCTGAATACCAGAACGAGCCGATGCCCGATGATTTGAATGAAGAAACAATTATGACTGCGGATGATATTGCCGCCAAATTCAACGGCATAAGGCGCGGTGAAGTTCCGGTCGGAGCAACATTCCTGACGATGTTCATCGATGTCCAGAAGGAACTGCTTTTTTATCTGGTAGCCGCCTGGGAGGAATGTTTTTCCGGATATGTGGTTGATTATGGCGTCTATCCGGAACAGGCGCGCAAGTATTTTCTGCTTCGGGACGCCAGACCGACTTTACAGGCCGCCGTATCCGGAGCCGGGCTTGAAGGAGCCGTTTACGCCGGACTGGAAAAACTGACGGACAATTTGCTTTGCCGGGAATGGCCGCGCGATGATGGAGCGATGATGAAGATTGAACGCTGCCTGATCGACGCTAACTGGGGGCAGACCACCGATGTGGTTTATCAGTTCTGTCGACAGAGCCGCCATGCGGCGGTACTGCTGCCGAGCCATGGTCGCTACGTTGGGGCCGCTTCCAAACCGATGAGCGAATACCGCAAACAGCCGGGCGACCGGGTCGGTCATAACTGGATGATTCCGAATGTCCGCGGCAAGCGGGCGGTGCGCCATGCGCTGTTTGACGCCAACTACTGGAAAAGTTTCATCCATGCCCGTTTTGCCGTGGCGATGGGCGACAAGGGGTGTTTGTCGTTGTTTGGGAGGCAGGCTCTTGCCCACCAGCTACTGGCTGAACACCTGACCAGTGAGTACCGGGTAAAAACCGAAGGCCGCGGTCGCAGGGTTGATGAATGGAAGCTGCGTCCCGAAGCCAGCGACAACCACTGGCTTGACTGCCTGGTAGGTTGCGCGGTTGCCGCGTCGATGATTGGGGCAACGCTTCCCGGTATTGGGGATTCGGGCAAACCGCTCAGGCCGCGTAAGCGGGTTGAGCTGACCTCATATCAGCGCCGCAAGTTTAATCCAGTGATAGCCGAAAAACGAAAGTTACTCAACCCTTCAGGTACGAGAAAGAGGCTGGATTGAATAGTTATACCGTTGTAAATATACTATAATTGTCAATATATTCTCCAGTATAGCCCAAAAATATAAAGTAAAAACAAGGAATTTTATAGAGTATTTCTGTTGACTTTTGTAAATTAAAGGATAGAATTACCTATAGATATAAATATGTTTAGGTAATATTATCCACAACATAAGGGTGCAAATATTATGTCTTCAACTGAAAACGCCATAAAGATAATTCGGAAACAAGGCGGAACTATCCGTACTGCATGCGCAATTAAATCCGGAATACATCCACGCACCCTTTATGCTCTTTACGAGGCAGAAAAGGTTGAGAAAGTTTCTCGAGGGGTGTATCGCCTTGCGGCACTTCCGCCGACCTCTAATCCTGACCTTGAAATTGTCTCCTCGCGAATCCCGAATGGAGTGATATGCCTTATTTCAGCGCTTGCATTTCATGAAATCACTACGCAAATTCCCCATGAAGTCAATGTAGCCCTTAAATATGGCTCGGAAACTCCTCGCATTGATTACCCTCCAGTCTCAATACATCGGTTTTCCGGGAAAGCTTTTGAGGGGGGAATAGAAGAACATAAAATCGATGGAATTGCTGTTCGCGTTTACAGTCCGGAAAAAACCATCGCCGACTGTTTTAAATTCAGAAATAAAATCGGCATGGACGTTGTACTGGAAGCTCTGAAAATATATAAAAAAAGAAAGCGGGTCAAAATGGACGAACTGCTTAAATATGCGAAAATAGACCGGATGGAAAAAGTAATGACTCCCTACCTTGAGGCCACGCTATGACCGTAAAAATTGTAAAGAACATGGCGGCATCCGTCAGGCAAAAACTTTTAAATAAAGCAAAAGCGGAAAACCGCCCGTTTAATGAACTGCTGCAATATTATATGATGGAACGTTTTCTCTATCGTTTAGGCAATTCTCCTTACGCGAATAATTTCATTTTGAAAGGAGGCCTGATGCTCCGGGTCTGGAATGCTCCGGAAATTCGTCCCACAATGGACATTGACATGTTGGGGAAAATTGAAAACAGTACGGAAGCAATCATAAAAACGATGAAAAATATATGCGTCGTGAAAATGGAAATCCCTGACGGAGTTATCTTTGATGCTAAAAATATTACAGCGGAAGACATAACTGAAGACGCTGAATACCTGGGTGTAAGAATCAGGATTCCTGCCAGACTGGATACCGCGGTTTTGAAAGTTCAACTGGACATAGGTTTTGGCGATACTGTTTATCCCGAACCACAGAAATATTCAATGCCGGTTTTACTCGACTTGCCGGCTCCGGGGCTTCTCTGCTACAGTAAAGAGAGCAGCATTGCCGAGAAATTCGAAGCTATGATAAAACTTGGGAAGCTTAACAGCCGGATGAAGGATTTTTATGACATCTGGATGCTTGCAAGTCAATTTGATTTTAATGGCGCGCAATTTCGGGATGCGGTGTCTTGGACTTTTGAAAAACGCGAGGTTGCTATACCTGAAGAAATAATGGCTTTTTCTCCGGAATTCATAGAAGCCAAAAAGGTTCAATGGAACGCTTTTAGAAGAAAATTAAGACAAATCCATGTTCCTGAAAACATTGCCGATGTTATATTGGTTATCCAAAAGTTTTTAACTCCTGTCATTGAAAATCTACGCTCTGGTAAAAATATGCCGCAAAACTGGCATGCAGGTTCTTGGAAATAATCGGCACGTACAAACCAGCAAATTGCCCAAGAAAAAAACAATAATCTCCTGCCAAAGCCCTTATCGGGCTTTTTCTTTCCATCAGTGAGAGGATTCGGCTTGCCCCTGCTTTACTGCGTATCCACGCAAAAAAAACAATCATATTTGCATAATTCTAAAGTTTAACTTGAAAATTGTACCACATCATTTGATGTTTTTTGTCAAAACCCATAGTAAATATATGGGTTTTGATTGATTTCATCAAATATTTTCCGCATATATCCCATTATTCGCACACTTTAGATTTCTAAAGTAAACGAGAAATTTTCTTAAAAAACGCTTCCACCCCCGGTTTGCCTGTGAACAGATTTTGGTGTTTTCCCGTATGTAGGAGGTAGCAGGGCAAACTCTGATCAAATTTCAAAGGAGGTTTTCTATGCGGAAAGAAAAACAGGTGGACAATTCGCCACTACAGGAAGTCGCTGAAATTCTTGCCGCCGGCATCATCCGGATGAAAAAGAAGGGGAAACTGAAATGATGCGGTACGGAAGCGTGTGCAGCGGCGTTGAAGCCGCGACTTTGGCGTGGAAGCCATTGGGTTGGCAACCGGCGTTTTTCGCGGAAGTCGAGCCGTTTCCGTGCGCGGTTCTGATGCAGAAATTGGGCGCGACCAAACCGTTGCGCCCGCTTGTTCCCGCTGAAACTCAAAATGAAAAAGAGAAAAAACAGCGTAAAAACTGGATAACGCAAATCGCCAAGTTCCCTGAAGGCGGTGAGATTCCGAATCTGGGAGACTTTACAAAGATAGAAGAGGATGATTATGATGGAGAAATCGACCTGCTCGTCGGAGGCTGCCCTTGCCAATCGTATTCTTGCGCGGGGCTTAGAAAGGGCCTTGACGACCCGCGGGGGGACCTCTCGCTTGAGTTTGCAAAACTGGCTCACAGAATACGTTCATGCTGGGTGGTATATGAAAATGTGCCGGGACTCGGCAGTCAGAACCATGGAGAAGCCTTCGCTGAAATACTATCAGCTTTGTGCGGATGGAAAGTTGAAGTTCCTGTTCTCAGAAGAAAGAAAAACGGGGACATCGTCAGGGGCTGGAAGAATTCCGGCATCGTCACTCCCGCACCGGGATGTTACGGGCTGGCATGGCGAACTCTTGACGCTCAATTTGTGCGAGTGGACGGATATCCGCGGGCAGTGCCTCAAAGACGAAGGCGTTTGTTCCTTGTCGGACATCTTGGAAACTGGGAACGTGCCGCGGCGGTACTTCTTGAGCCCGGCTGCCTGCGAGGGGATACTCCGCCGGAGCGCAAAACGCAAGAGGGAATTGCCCGCAATCTTACGGCAAGCACTGGAGGTGTTAGCGGAAAGGAACAGCAACACACCTTCGTAGACGAACACGGCAGGCCACTGAATGCGTTATGTGTCGCCCACGGTCAGGGCAACGCGGAGGTGTGTGAGGGAAAATCCCCGACCTTAAACTGCAATCACGAAGCGCCCATAGTATACCGCGAATCCGGGCAGGGGTTCTGGCAACAGGATGAAGCTTCCGGCACGGTCAAGGTCAACGGGGTGGAACCGACCACGGCCGTGTGTTACGATGCTCGCGGCAACGGTTCCGGCGATATCGCTCCCAACATTACCGGTGACCATGCCTCAAGGCCAAATGATTACATGCCGGTTGTACTTCAGAGGAAAAGTTACGGGATTTTGGAAAACATCATCAACCGCAAGGAGAAAAACGGCGGCAACGGGCTCGGTATTCAGGAGGAATTGCAGTACACGTTGAACACAAGCGCTCCGCACGGCGTGTGCTGTTTCGTTAAGAATGACGCCGCGAAAGACTATTCTGAGAATGTCGCCATGACTTTGCGGAGCCGGGCGGAACACGCCGTCTCCTATCATTCGACTGTGAGGCGGCTGATGCCAGTCGAAACCGAAAGGTTAATGGGTTTTCCTGACAATCACACCCGGATCGAATGGAACGGCAAACCGGCATCCGACTGCCCGGACACCCACCGCTACAAAGCCTGCGGCAATGCGTTCTGCGTAAATCCAGCCAGATGGCTAGGCATGAGAATTCAAAACTTGGAGGATTTTTAAATGAGTGACCAGGCAATAGACCAGGCGATAAAGGACAATGCTTCCGGCCCTAAATCGGCGGAGAGCGACGGTCAGAAAGTCGAGCAGCATTCAATTCGCGAACAGATTGAAGCAGATCGCTATCTGAATTCGAAACAGGCGATGAAACAGCGTGCGCCGGGATTCAAAATAACCAAAATGTCATCATCGGGGGCATAAGAATTGTTTAACTTTCTGAGTTCAATTTTTAAGGATAAATCCAGAGAAAATCCAGTCGCAATGGAGCGTTCCGGCAAAATTTTGCGAGCTCGCTATGACGCGGCGCAAACAACGCACGACAATCGCCGGCACTGGGCGGCGGCCGGGAATCTGAGCGCTGATGCGGAAGCTTCACCGGGTGTCAGGCAAATTCTGCGCAATCGGTCTCGTTATGAGATTTCGAACAATTCATATGCAAAAGGCATTGTGTTAACCTTGGCGAACGATGTTATCGGCACCGGGCCAAGACTGCAAATGCTGACTGGAGACGATGATTTCAACCGCCGGATCGAACAGGATTTCATGATGTGGTCAACTGCGGTAAGGCTACCTGAAAAACTCCGAACCATGCGCATGGCAAGATGTCAGGACGGAGAAGCGTTCGCGATTATGGGAACTAATCCCATGGTTCCGCATGAGATTCAGCTCGACCTGCTATTGGTAGAGGCCGACCAGGTCACCAGCGGGTTCGGGCTTTTGCTCGACGCCAATGAGGTTGATGGCATAGTGATGGACGACTTTGGCAATCCGCGCTTTTTCCGGATTTTGAAGTATCATCCAGGCGGGTCTGGCTTCAGCCGTTACGATGATGCAGTGATTATTCCGGCTGAGTCAATGCTGCACTGCTTCCGCATGGATCGTCCGGGACAGCACCGGGGAGTGCCGGAACTTACTCCGGCGCTGCCGATTTTTTCACAGTTGCGCCGGTTCACGCTGGCGGTGCTTGCCGCAGCCGAAGCGGCGGCGGATTTCGCCGGGATTTTGTATACGGACGCTCCACCAAATGGCGAAGCCGACGAGGTTGACCCGATGGCGATAATTGAGCTTGAGCGCAATATGTTGTTGACCATGCCTGGCGGTTGGAAAATGGCTCAGCTCGACCCGAAACAACCGGCAACGACTTACGCGGAATACGTCGATAAGCTGATTGATGAAGCGGTGCGGTGTGTGCTGATGCCATCTAACCTTGGCCGGGGAAATTCGGACAAAAGCAGTTTTGCCAGCGCCCGTCTTGACATGCAAGGTTATCTTCGAATGCTCCGCGTGGACCAGTCCTTTATTGCTTCTGTGATTTTGGACAGAATTCTGGCTGAATGGTTGAGAGAATATTTTTTACTGCATTCACCGTTTGGCATGGCCGCTCGCTATTCGCCGCCTTCGCACTTTTGGTTTTGGGATGCTTCGCATTATTACATCGACCCGGCAAAAGAAGCTAATCTCAAGCCGCACGCCTCAAAAACCACACGACGACACTGGCGGCTGAATTCGCAAATCAAGGCCAAGACTGGGAAACCGAGCTCCGCCAGCAAGCGCGTGAAAAGAAATTGATGAGTGAACTTGGGCTTACCGACTCGGATATAAAAATTAACCAAAAACAAAAGGAAGGAAATGACGATGGGTAACGAATTTCTCATTATCGAAGCTGCGAACGGCAACGACAATCCAAAAGTAATGGGCTTGGCCTACGGCGGCGGCAAAATGAACTTGCCGGGTTGGAAATACCCGGTGGTAGTTGACTTGGCGGGGATGGAAATCCCGGAACAGGTGCCGCTCTTAGCAAACCATGAAAACCGGGTCAGTTCACGGGTCGGCATGGTCGCGGCAAAAGTCGTAAACTATACGCTTGAGATTGAAGGCGACATTGTTGCTAAAGGCGATCAGGCTGACGGCATTATCACCCAAGCAAAGGCCGGAGCCGACTGGCAACTCAGCATCGGAGCCGATGTCAAACAATCCGAACTGGTCAAGGGTAAACGCATGGTCAATGGACAGGAGCAAACCGGTCCGTTTTATCATGTCAAACAATCGACTTTGCGCGAAATTTCGGTGATCCCGTGTGGAGCCGACGTAAGCACAAAATTAAAGGTTGCGGCCAGCTTCAACATCGGCGAAGAGCCCGAAACAAAAGCCGAAGATGTCCCAGAAGACACCCCCAAAGAACAACCCAAAGAAAAGGAGACAACACCTGTGGATGATCCTAAAAAAGTTCCCGAAACGCAGGAAACGGAAAAACCGAAGGAAACCGAAACCCCGAAACAGACTGCTGGCAATGTGGATGTCGCCTTGCTGACCATTCGCGCCGAACGTGACCGTGTGGCAAGAATCCAAGCGATCTGTGACGGCGAATATAATGAAATCGAACGGCAGGCAATCAGTGCAGGCTGGAGCCCGGACGAAACTTCGCGGAAAGTCCTCAAAGCGCTACGGGAAAACCGCCCGGCGGCAGACGTTAATATTACGGTAAAACGTAAATCAAGCGGAGACCGTCTGCGCAAAAATATCGAAGCGGCTATGTGCCTGCGGGTCGGTGTCCACGCTGACGACCTGGTTGCCGCCTACGGCGAGGAAGTGGTCGAAGCCGGATCAAACGACATGGATATGCCGGTAAAACAGTTGCTGGTCGAATGTCTTCACATTGAGGGAGTTGAACCGCCGCGTTCGTTTGGCAACGAAACCATTCACGCGGCGTTTTCGACCGTTAGTTTGCCGGGTATTCTCAGCAACGTTGCCAACAAAAAACTGCTGGATTCATTCAAGGCACAGCCAGTCATCGCAACTAAATTGTGTAGCGAGGGTGACCTTTCTGACTTCAAGGAAAATCAGCGTTTCCGGCTGACCGATGTCGGTGATCTTGCGCCGATTGCGGCGGACGGCGAAATCAAAGAGGGCGGAGTTTCAGAAGAAAAAGCCACCAACCAGCTTGACACCTACGGGAAAAAGTTCTGCCTGACCCGTAAAATGGTGATTGACGATGATCTTGGGGCATTCATGAAAGTCCCGGCCGCGATGGGTAACCGGGCGGCACGGCTGATCGACCAGTTGTTCTTCCGGCGGTTACTGTCCAACCCGAACCAGTCCGATGGCAGCGCGCTGTTCGATTCGGAACACAAAAATCTGCTGACTGGGAGCAACAGTGTTCTTGCACCAGAAGGCCTACGCCTGGCAATCAAGCTGTTCCTGGATCAGATTGACGCTGACGGAGAACCGATCAGCATTGAGCCGCGTTACCTGTTGGCGCCGACCGCGCTAAAACATACCGCCATCGAGCTGACCAAGGGCGCGACGCTGATTATGGCCGGCGGGGATGCGCCGTCAATCCGTCCCGCGCTGAATGTACTGGCCGATGAAAACCTTGAAGTGGTCAGTTCCCCGTACCTCTCGAACGTCAAGTACACCGGTCACAGCGAAAACGCCTGGTTCCTGTTCGGAAATCCTTCACAAATCGATACCTGCGAGATCGGGTATCTGAAGGGCAAACGCACCCCGACGGTTGAACGCGGCGACACCGATTTCAACACGCTTGGGCTGTGGTTTAGGGTCTATTTTGACCTCGGAGTTCGTGAGCAGGACTTCCGCGGCATGGTCAGAAGCGCTGGCCAGTAACTTTCAACTTTAAGGGAGCGAAAGCTCTCGCTCTTTCAACTTAAAAACCGGAGGTTTTACATGCTTGCAAAATATGTGCAAAGAGGTCATGACATCGATTACGTTCCCGAAGTCGACGTGGCGGCGGGAGATGTGGTAATTATTGGCGATATTGTCGGGATAGCTAAGCTCGATATCAGGGCCGGGACGCTTGGCGCTCTGGCGCTGGTCGGGGTATTTGATATTCCGAAAGCGACGGGAGAAAGTACAGCGATTGCCGTTGGAACCATAGTGTTCTGGGATACTGAAAACAAACAGGTAACTACAACCGGCGGGGAAAATAAATACCTCGGCAAGACGATCACCGCAGTCGGGGACAATGATTCTTACGCAAGGATAATTATCAATGTTTCCCGTGACGTGCCGATTAGCGCGGCGGCAGCGATTGCCGATCCCGAGGCTAACGCCGAGGATATCGACGACCAGTCCGGTGGCACGGCCAGCGGCACCCATCAGTTGGCGGCGGTTGCCGATACTTCCGCATCCGATCAGTCGGGGGAGATAAATAATAATTTCGCCACCATCGGGGCGGAGTACAACACCCTCAAGACGGATGTGGAGACTAACAACGGCAAGCTTGACACCGTGTTGGCGGCGCTGCGAACGCTGGGTTTGGTCGCTACTGAATAATGGACATGCTGAAAAACGCGATTGCCTGGCTGGAATCTCAACGGAAAAGTCACCTGACCGTGCCGGTAATTTACCGGCGCGGCGGTGATGCCGCCGAAGTTCCGGCTACCATTGGTAGGACCGTGTTCAAAGTTACCGATGATTACGGGCGATTTCAGTATATCGAGAGCCGGGATTACCTCATAAGCACCGCCGATCTGGCGCTTAACGGAACTCCCGTTTTTCCCCGGCAGGGCGATGAAATCATCGAGGACGGTTTCGTTTATGAGGTCATGGCTTCCAACAATGAACCCGAGTGGAGGTATTCCGACAGTTACCGGCAAACTTTGCGAATACACACAAAATTTATAGGAGAAACAGATGCCTAACGGAAATGACAACCTTGATCTGCGCGATGTCTGGAACGCGGTAAACGAGTCGCGGCGCGAACTTGCGGAGATGAAGGGCATGTTGACGATTCATTTTTCTGACCGCAATATTCATCACAGTCCGCTCTGTCATGCCGCGGAGGATATGCGCAAGACCATGCTGTCGGCGGCTGGAGCGGCAATTCTGGCGTTACTTGCTGCTATCGGTTCAATCCTTGCAACGGTATTGAGGTGAATAGATAAAAATAAGTAATTGAGGATATTACTCGAGGATCAAATTGTTTATTTCACTTTCAGACAATATGTATTTGGGAATGTAATTCATAGAACTACTTAAAAACTTAGTTTGATGCGTCATCATTGCTCCGGGCAATTTTTCCTGATTTTTTTGTTCAATATATCGTTTGGTTGAGGATAATGGGCTTACGTTATCTAAAGTTCTGAAAAGAGAAATTTCAATAATGTAATTTCCGCCAATAGCAACCCAACAGTGCCCATCAAATGGCTGTGATCTAGAAAAAACACTTGAGTGATTCGTGCTGTCATCGCCAAATATCCTGTGGTTATTAATTTCCAGGCACCCGGCAACCATATAAACTGGGAGTGACAATTTATTTCTAATTTCTTTCCATAGTATAGCATTTAAGTGTACGCAATAATAGGGATTATAAGGCAATCGTGAAAGAGCGTTGCGCATACAGTTTTGTACGAGTTGCTTATCATTTTCTGATAGGCAATAATCCCGAAAGTTATTGGCATCAGATTTAGAAAAGGTTTGCTCTATAATATCTATGGTGTCCATTTTTACTCTCCTTTAAATTCTATAAACAATAGCATGAAAAAGAAAATTAACAATGAGATTACCTGATGAATAGGTTGACTAAACTTGCCGCTATCGGTTCAATCTTAATTAGCATCCTGAGGTGAATTATGCCGTTACTTATGGATATAGCCAACGCCGTGGCTGCGGAACTTGACAATGCGGAAAATCTTTCATTGGAATTCACCGCGGAAGTGAACCTCAAGCCAGTGTTTGAATTGCGGGACTTGAAGGAACTGAAAGTGACGGTAGTGCCAAAATCGCTGAAGTTTTCCGGAGCAACCCGCCAGCAATCAGGCCGGGAAGTGCAAATTGACATCGGTGTACAGCGCAAAACGGCCGCTCCTGAGCAGCTTGCCGCACTGCTACAATTGGTTGAGGAAATCGCGGGACTGTTCGATCGAAAACGCCTGACGGAATACCCGAAAGCAGTGTGCATCGGAATCGGAAATGATCCGGTTTACGACCCCGAACACCTCAGGCAAATGCGACAGTTTACCAGCGTAATAACACTTACGTTCAAGGTGGTCTGAGATGTTCGGAATGAAATGCCGTTCCCGGTTCGACGCACGGAATATCAGAAAAAAGGCCGAAGCCGGTACGTTTAAAAGTCTGAATCATGCCGCCGCCGCAATCCGGCTGACCGCCAGAAGGAGCATCAGGCGCCGCCCGGTGAAATCAGTTGCCGGAACCCCGCCTCATACTCGGTGCGGCCTGCTGAAACGAGCACTCCTTTACAACGTGGACAAGGCGAAAATGACGGCGGTAATCGGCCCGGCTTATTCAGTTGCGGGACGATCCGGCAGCGCCCATGAGTTCGGCGGCAAATACTACGGGAGGAAATACCCCAGGCGCGAGTATATGGGCCCAGCTCTGAAAAAACAGGAAACACGGATTCCAAAATTCTGGTCAGATTCAATAAAATAAAACGGAGTTTTTTATGTACAAGATAGGTTTTGAAGCGAAGATTTTTTATGGAGCCGCAGGCGCCAAAGCCGCGACAGAGCTCAAGCATGTTGCTGACTCGGTGTCGCTGAACATTGAAAAAGGCAGCGCCGAGGTTGCGGTGCGATCGTCCAGTTGGAAAAAAGTGTTGTCCGGGCTGAAAGACGCGTCGGTGGAATTCACCCTTGCCGGGGACACCAGCGATGCTGGATTCCAGGCAATCCAGAATGCGTTTTTCAACGATACGTCGATTGCGTTGTTTATTGCCGACGCGGAAACTGGTGGAGTCGGGCTGGATGCTGATTTTGAAGTGATTTCATTCAACCGCACCGAAGGTCTGGAGGAAGTCATCAATTATGCCGTAAACGTCAAACCATCCGCCAATTCAACACGCGAACCCAACTGGGAAGGCGCAACCGAAGGGGAATAACCATGAAGTGTTTTAAGGATAATCAGAATCGCAACTGGACGATTGTGGTGAACGTCGCTGCGGTCAAACGGGTGCGATCGCTGCTAGACATCAATATGCTGGACGTGGTCAAACTCGACAGCAACAATAAACCAAATGTGGATTTGCTCGAGCAATTGGCGGGCGATCCGGTACTGTTGTGCGATGTCATTTATTGCATCTGCAAGCCGGATGCGGACGCTCAGAATATTTCCGACGAGGATTTTGGGGCGGCAATGGGTGGCGATGCCATCGAACATGCCACCACTGCGTTACTGGAGGAGCTGATCGATTTTTTCCCGGAAGCGAAGCGGCTAGTGCTTCGCAAACTGATGAACGCCGGGGAAAAGGTCAAGCTCCAGATGGAAAAGGCCCTGAAACTGGAACTGGACAACCCGAAACTCGATCGCGAACTGGAGAAACAGGTGAAGGAATATATAACTTCATCTACCAGCTTGCCGGAATCATCGGGATAAACCCCGATCCGTTTACGCTTCGGGAACTGCTGATCATGGCCGACGCCAGGGGCCGGGACAACTGGAACCATACGTCAAGTCTCCTGGCGATGTTGTTCAATATCAATCGTGACCCGAAAAGGCAACGTGCGGTTTCACCCGAAATATTCAACCCTTACACAACTCGCAAAGTAAAAAAAGACACCCACATGGCTTTCGATTTCATGAAACAACTTTGGATTAAGGATCGAAATGAATAGACTTGAAGCAACTAATGATTATTTATTTTTATCGTCTTATGGACAAACGGCGTTCCTTTAACTGGGGAAATTGAAAAAGCCCAAATTTTCCCTGTTTGAGGAGCTTTGTCATCAAATTTGAATTTGTTCCAAAATTGAAATCTGATTTTTCCGAAACTGGCAGAGGGAGTATTTGATATCTTTCCTGAAAACATATTTTTCAGGAATGGCTTTAGACGTTTTGCATCAGTTAAATAGATACTGGTTATAATTTTTTCCCCGTTAATTTCTGCGTATTCAAGTCTTTCAACTTTTCCAGCCCAGATGCTTGGAGGACCAAAGAAGTTTTTTTTATTGTCTTGGCAATATTTAACTTGCTTTAAATACCACGATGAAGATTCAAATTTCTCTAAATCTATACGCTCGCAACCTGTTATTAGATAAACACAAATAAAGCTCAGCAAAATAAACTGTTTGGACGGTAATATCTTCATTTTTCCTCCAATAGGTATTGGACCGATATCATGCATTTATACCTAATCTAACAGTAGTTCTCTTAAAAACAAGATATACAGCTATCAAAGAGGATCAAAAATAATGCTGTCTAGTGCAAACATTCGCGCCGGTGCCGCTTACATCGAGCTGACTGTGGAAAACAGTAAGCTTCTCCGCGGTTTAAAAGCCGCGCAGGCCAAGTTGAAAAACTTCAGTCGCAGTGTGACCGCCGCCGGTAAAAAACTGCTGGGAATCAGCGCAGTCCTGGCAATGCCGTTTGTCGGCGGCGCCACGGTTTTCGCTGACTTCGAACAGCAGATGGCGAATGTTTCGACGATGCTGGACGAACCGGCAAAGCACATGGAGTCTTTTAAAAAAGGCATCCGTGACATGTCCATTGAGTTCGGTGAAGGCACGGACACGCTGGCTAAGGGGTTGTATGATATTCTCTCGGCATCTATTGATCCTGCCAAGGCGCTTGATGTGCTGGCGGTCTCGGCGAAAGCCGCCAGGGCAGGGATTACCGATACCGGAATAGCAGCGGATGCCATCACCACGATTCTGAATTCTTATGGTTTGAGCGCCGATCACGCTGGCAGTGTGTCCGATTTGCTGTTCAAAATTGTTAAGAAAGGTAAATTAACGTTTGCGGAACTGGCTCCGTCGATCGGGATGGTGGCAACCACCGCCGCCAGCGCCGGGGTAAGTTTGGAGGAGCTGGGCGCGGCCATTGCGACGATGACCAGAAACGGGGTAAAAAGCGAAAGAGCCGTTACCGCGCTCAACGCTATAATTATGACTTTCCTCAAACCGACCGACGAAGCGGCAAAATATGCCAGAAAGCTGGGATTCGAGATGAGTTCGGCGGCAATAAAATCCGAAGGTTTGGAAAGCATTTTCAAGAAGATCAGCCAGCTCCCGCCGGACGCAGTAAGCAAGCTTTTTCCGAATATCCGGGCTCTGCGCGGCGTGTTGCCAGCATTGCGGAACATGCAGGGTTTTGCCGCTGATGTGGAAACAATGAAAACCCGCGCCGGGGCAACTGAAAGCGCTTACGCCAAGCTGGCGAAAACACTGATCATGGCGTTTGCCCGACTGAAACAAGCAGGCATGCTGGCGCTGGCGGTAATCGGCGAGGCTTTAGCCGAGGATCTGCGGAAAACGGCAAATGTCTTTATGCGGATAATCAGCGCGATCACCACTTTTATCAAGCAGAACAACAAGCTGGTGGTTACGGCGGCAAAGGCGGTCGGGGTTGTGGCGCTGGTCGGGGTTGGACTGCTGACGCTGGGGGCGATTGCCGGGACTGTGTCGTTTGCCATCGGCGGATTGCTTTCAATCATATCAGCGGTCACCGGAACGATCAGTCTTTTAATCGGGATTATTGGCGGGGTTGTTTCAATTCTGACCGTAAGTTTGTCGGTCTGGTGGCTGGTTGCCGCAGCGGTCGCGGCGGTCGGGGCGACATTCCTCGTGCAGAGCGGCGTTATCGGTAAGGTCATCGACTGGTTCGGAGCGAAATTCTACCAGCTCAAACAGTTTGCCTGCACGGCATTTGACGGCATCAAGGCGGCGCTGGCGGCGGGAGATTATGCTCTGGCGGCAAGGATTCTCTGGCTGAGTTTGCAGGTCGCCTGGCAGAAAGGCGTCAGTGTGCTTCTGGGATACTGGATCGGCTTCAAAAAAGCATTTATGACCGCAACCCTGGAAACGTTCTACGGCGCCCTGAGCATAATCACTGATTCCTGGGCGAGTTTAAAATCCGCCTGGGTGAGTGTGGTCGGCTTCCTGAAAAAGTTCTGGCTCGGGTTTACCGGCGCGATCATGAAGGCGTGGAACAACACCTTTGCCTGGCTGGCGAAAAAGTGGATCGCAATCAAAGGCATGTTTGATGATTCTATCGATGTGGAAGTTGAACAGCAAAAAATTGATACTGAAGCGGCAAGGAAAAACTCAAACGAAGACGCTGCCTATAATCAGATCGATTCCGACTCTCAAAAACAGAAAACGCAAATCGAACAGCGCCGTCAGGCAGAACAGGAAGCCATCGGCCAACAGATGGCGGATGACCTGAAGCAACATAACAGTCAATACGCTGATGAACTGAAAAAATCCCGGCAGGCTCTGACTGACGCCCGGAAGGAATGGCAGTCGGCAATTACCGAAGCAAAAAACAAAAAAGCTGATACTAAAAAGCCCGAAGGCAGCCCGGTAAAAAACGCTATGGACAAACTGAAAAACGCCGGGAACACGGTTTCAGCGGCACAGGCCAAAGTCCAGGTTCAGGGCTCGTTTTACGCGGAATCGGCGCGGTCATTGTCCGCCGGGAATGCCGCCGAACGCACCGCTGCCGCAACCGAGAATATCAAGAAGAACACCCGCAAAACCAACCAGCTCCTGAAGGATAAAGCATCTACAGGCTTAACTTTTGAATGAGGAAATAAATGGAAACAAAAATTGCTTTGAAAATATAGAAAATTATTTGTCTCTATTTTTATAGGTTTTCATTTTCTTAGCTGTATCAGCTGCTAATTCATCGTAATTACCCTTAATTTCATAGGTAACTGGCATTTTGTCACGCAATATTTTCAATTCTTTAATGACAAATTTTGTTTCTTTATTTTCAAGTTGGTTAATTGTTGAATCCAGCAATTTTGCCGTGGCACTGCTATACCAAATATTGTAATTCAAACGAACTAATTGAGCAGCTAAAAATGCAACGCCAAAACAAGATAATATTGCTAATATCCCCAAAGTACATCGTACGGATTTTTTAGAATTTTTAATTTCTGAAACAAGCCATGCAATTGGCATTATTGCCACAATTAATAATAAGAGAAAAACAAGAATACTCATATATCCTCCTGCGTTTAAATAAATTAATTATATAGAAAAGTAACATTGAAAATAATACTTTTCAAGTGGAAGACACTTATGGAAACAAGAATAGAACAGGGCTTTTTTGACCGCAGCCAGACGGTCGACGCTTACGGCATTCATACGGATGCCGAGGTGCCGTATTTTATTTTTGACGCCGAGGATGAGGATGCGGTTCTGGAGTTCGCGCACGCGAATATTCCGGACTCCTTCAATAATATGGCGCTTGAAGGTATTGAGATTGACGAACGGATAAATGCGACAGTTTTTAAAGTTGTCGCAAAATACAAGATTTCAACTTATTCTCAGCTTTCTTCCGGAGATGGCGAGGAGCCGGAACCGGTCTACACGTTCGACACCGGAGGTGGCGCACAGCATCTGACGCAGTCGATAATGACGGTCGGAAAATATCCTGCCGACGCGCCGGACTATGCCGGGGCAATCGGCTATGACGGGGAGAACGTCAATGGAATCGATATTGTCCAGCCGGTGTCGAATTTCGCGGAAACCCACTATCTGGAAGACCGGAAGTTCACCACCGCCTATAAGAAAGGCGTGGCTAAAATTACCGGGACTATGAACAACGATTCCTTCCGGGGCTATGAAACCGGAGAGGTGTTGTTCTTGGGCGCGAGCGGCACGAAAAAGGGCGACGATTCAAACTCTTACTGGGAAGTGACCTATAAGTTCGCTGTCTCGTTCAATCGCAAAAACTTCAATGTCGGCGACATCACCGTAAGCGAAAAATACGGCTGGGACTACATGTGGATCAGGTACGCCGACGAAGTCGACGACGAGAAAAAATCGTTGGTTAAAAAACCCGTCGCTGTCTATACCGAGCGGGTCTACATGGTCGCGAATTTTTCAGCACTGGGAATAGGTAGATGAAAAAGGTAACACCAGGACAAAAATTCAACCCGCAGGCAAACGCGTGGAACTCCTTTATTGACGCGGCGCTTTACGTCAAACAGCGCCAGAACGATCTCAAGGTTCCGATGCCGTCCGGGGCTTCGCGTCCGATCGCAGTCATGGTGCGCAACGGTTCCGATGCGGTTATGGAACAGTTTTCCGCAGTTATGCTTGGCGACCTGCTCATAAAACCACAGGACAACGCGGGGGATTTTCGCGGCAGGGCGCCGGTCTTTGAAGCCGAAAACATCTCAGTTGATAATCTGGACAGTCAGCTGGCGAGCCTCCAGGAACCATTGGCGGTGAACCGCTGCGGCAGGGCGCTGACCATCGGCGTGACTCCAGCCCGGCTGACTGTAGCCGATAACGCGCACAAATACGCTACGGTCACTACTGCCGGGCTGTTTTCGGCAGTTTCTGGACCATGCCGGATTCTCTGGAAAGAGGCGGAAACGGGTGAAAACAAGTGGGCCGTGCTCCAGTTGGGAACGTCGGGAAGTAATGACGCCTATAGCGGTTATTTCAAAGCGGTCGATTTGAGCGACGCAGAAGTCGGCATCGTCAACGGTGCGATCAGCGATGAATTGCTCCGGTTCATTGAGCCTGCCGGGCATGCGGTAGTTAACGACATTTACACCGCAATTGATCCGGCTACGCTCGTTCTCTCCGAGGGGGATAATTTTATTTATTTACAGCTGGCTATAGACGAGGGAAACGGTGTGGTACTAAGTGAGTTCAAAATATCGGCTACCTTTCCCGAGCCGGAAAATCTGAAAGCGAAAGTTCTGATCGCTGTTGCGGCAGTGACAGATGGAATAATCTCCAATCTGGCCCAGCAGCAACACGGCGTAATCACATCATACATCTTTAAAAGCTGTACGGAAGATTCCGGGAGCGGGAGCGCTTAATGGCGAAAATATGTTTTCCAATAAAGTGTGAAATATGTCCCTGCGGATGCTGCCCGGACGTCACAGGCGTTGAAGTGATCATGGCGGAAGCCATGCTGGGTCACGAGGAACGGCCAAACACTTATATCGGGTTCAATCACACTTACCATTTGAACAACCGGATTGTTATCCCTGACACCGTCGAGATGCTGGGGTATGGCTGGGCCGGAGGCGGGGTCGTTTTTTATAATATTGGCGGCACGGATCCATACAACTGTCAGGTTGTGGTGAAGGGTCCAATGTGTGAAACCATCGAAGTTATGATCTGGGGTGTTTTAGATGACACCAACTGCCTGATTCGGGCAGTCGGAACGCTTGAAGCTGTGTCCTGGTGTGATGAAGATCGGGCCATAGTTGCCGGGGAGCCGCTTGGTTTTGAATATGTGTTATAA